TATTTCATATTTATCATAACGTACTAGAAACGAATATCGGCATTGGCGGCTCGAAATCGTCTGCTTCCCATGCATCTCTCACGCTGATTCGTTCGTATACCCTGGGGTCCCAATCTGCCAGCACCTGTATCATACGCACGTTTAACAACATACTTGATACCAAGTCGTCATGTTCGCCACTTTTAGCTTTGAAACTGACACCTTGAGCAATGTATGATTTCAATTCGCTGATAAACGGCTTACTGGCTATTTTAAGTGTTCGACTTTCTACTAGATGCTTTAATCTTGCAGCAGCAGCAATCTTAGTCTTGTGTGTGGTGTTGAACCCTTTGCGGAACTTACGAACATGTCCTTTGCGCATAGGTTCGCTGACAAACAGTCCTGGGAATTGATCTTCGCCTAGATCTTTAATCACAACCAGTCCTGCTTCGCCAATGGTGTTGTTTTCAATGCTCCAATATATGTCATTCATATTAGAATCACTTATAGATTCTTTGATGTAATTCAACATGTCTTTCAAGATTCGTATTTGACCTTGTATGGGAGTTTCATTGTGATGCCATTCTGCCACTTGTTCAAAACTTGGCAATTCGATAATTTCAATAGCAGCATAGTCACCGCCTGTGCCTAGACTAGGATCCAAACTGATCACATATATATTGCCAGATTTGGGTTTCTTAAACCAACGTGCTTGTCCCATATTCATTATGGGGTTTGTTCCTGTCAGTTCAGCAAGACACATGCTGTTAATCAATGTTTCGTCAAAGATCAAGAATTCACAGTTGTATTCTCGACGAAAACGCTCTTCGCCTATTCGTCCTTTTTCTTGTGCAGCCCATGCATCGTCGCGATCCGGATGTTCGTCCCAATGACAGGTAAAAGGACTAAATCCATTGCTGCCCAGCCCGTTGGGATGTTCGTTGCCAAAAGCGTCAAACTTGTTGTTGGATTCTTTCCAAATTCTACTGAATTCGTCTTCGTCACTGTTGGGGGTTGAAGTGATGATTGCACGACCACCAGTGGCCAGTGTGGGGGATATAGAAGTCCAAAACTCTTCGGCGATGTTGGGTTCCACAAAGGCAAACTCATCACAGTATAATAACGATATGGACATGCCTCGACCAGTATTGCCAGTTGTGGTAGTTGACACAATACGTGATCCGTTGTCAAATTCTATACTGCCTTTGTTGTAGTTAGTAACACCACATCGTATGTGATCCGGACACAGTTCGTAGGCGTAACGAACACGTTGCATAATTTCTTGAGAACCTGTGTATTTGTGTGCAGCAATCAATATGGTTTGATCTGGACTGAACATTGCAAACCATAACAAATATGCACTGGCACAGGTGGTTTTGCCCATCTGCCTGGGCAACATATTAACAGTAAATCTATAATTGTGATAGGCGTCTAACAATCGTGTTTGAAAACTAAATGGAGCAAACAACATCTTGCCTTTGACTGGGTGTTGGATATAGAAAAAGTTTTCACAAAAATAATGATACCCCGTATCCGGATCAGCACATTTCAATAGTTCATTGACCTGTTTCTCTGTAAAGGTTTCTTTTTTGTGAGCACGTTTGACTAAAACGCCGTCTAGTGATTTTGATGACATAGTGTATTTACAAATAACAAAGCGGGCTCGTGCCCGCTTTGAATCATATTGGCAGTATTATCTGTATGACTGATATTTGTTTAGCAGTTTACTTTTTATGCTCTCTGCCATGGGATTGTCGCCGGGGTATTCTTTTTTATACTGTTTGTGTGGGGAATTAAGACCACCAGCGTTGTCATGGGTCAACGCACTGATGTCGCTGTAGTTTTCATCTGGTTCGTTGGCAAATGCTTCTTTGGCGTTGCCTTCGTCATCCAACCCGTCATTGCCAGGCAACATTGTGGGCTTGCCTGATAGGCGCATGATTTGACCCAAAGAATCTTCGCCATCGTCAGCACTCATCATGTCTGTGGGATCCATTATGTTTCCTACCATGTCACTAGGAGATGAAATATCCATGTGCGGCATATCTGGCATGTCGCCGTCGGTGTCTTCAATATTTTTCAAAATAGCCATCAAGTCACGAATACCACCTGCGCCGCTGCCATTCATATTGACGCTCACTGAAACTGTGTCTTGTTGCGCAGTAGGTGACGGTCCCATGGGCGAACCACATGATTCTACTGTGTTGTTTTCAGTCATTGGACGATTGTCTAATTCTGCAATTTTTTTGTATAATTCACTGAAATTCATTTTATTTTCCTTTAGGGCTAGGGATCTTGTTTTGAGTTGACCCCAAAGGACTTGCACTAGATTTTAGTTCGTCCATGTTTTTTGCTGTTTCTTTAGGTGCTGTTTTTGCCAACAGTTGTTCGTTGGCACCTTTGACCTGTGTGTATTCGGCTGGGTTTTTGCCAAGTTCTTTTAAAAAATTAACCACACGTTGTTGTCCAACCAACTCTTGACCACTAGTGTCAATTTCGTAATCTTTGTCTAATACACTTTCTTTGGTAGGTTCATTGTGTTGCAAGTTCAATGCAATTTCAGCCATTTCACCCGGAGTTCTCACTCGTATTCTCGACGCACTAACTGATAACTTGTCAGCCAACAATTCTGTCAACACAGCACTGGTTGTGGGATATGCCAAGTCAACTTCAAACACATGTACTTCAGAATTTTGTTGTCCTGGAAAATCCAATGGATTAGATTGAATTGGTGTTGTTTTGCCTTTTGACAATTTGTTCACAACATATTTGTTCATAGCACTTTTCATCTGCTTGTCAGCAGACTCGGGCAGTGCCCCGCATAGTTTTACAGTAAAGGGATAAGTCTTTTTACTTTCTGTAAGGTGTTCTTGAAAAGATTTCATGATAAATTCCTAGTACTATATTTATTTCATATTCTTTAGTTTTTCAATAAGACTATTGCGATCTGTAATAATCACGCCTTGTCCTTGAATAGCAGTGTCTTCTTGCCCTGCTTTTTGATCAATTTGTTGCTTCTTAAGTTGCAGTTCTATCATTTTTAGTTTTTTATCTAATTTTGCAGACTTGGCATCAATTGCATTTTTCAACATGGTACCAGCAACTTCAAAAATACGACCACTGTATCGTGCTTCTACATTCATACCTAAATCCATTAGATCATCATAGGCATCAGTGGCACGTTGTGCCAAATCATCCAATTCTTTGTCGCCAACATCACCTAGACCTTTGACCACTGGCAGTGCTGCTGAAATCTTATCAAATTCGCTAATGTCTCGCAACATAGCAGTGGAGTCCACTGGTAGATTTTCTTTTTGTGTGTTCTTAACTTCTTTTTTATTTTCTGGGAGATTAAGAATTTCTTCAAGTTTTTTCATACTCTTACTTATCGTTTTCTAGCGCCGTTAGCGAATAAGTCTGTTTCATTTAGCACACGAAACTTTATACCTTGACTTTTGCACCATGCCTGCGCAGCCTGCCACTTGGCTTGATTTTTTACATACTGCATTTGATTATTCTTATTACGACCAACTTTTTCTAACAGTGTTTGATTGGCTGGTTTAACTTCTATCAACTCAGTCAGCATTCGACCATCCTTGTCAATGTACTGAATGAAAAAATCAGGGATGTACACAGTGTTGCGATTGGTTAGTGGATCTCTATAAGGAATTTGTACGGCCTCACTGGCCCATTTTAAGATGTTGTCGTTGTTGTCGCAGAATTTCATAAATGCCCATTCCCACGAACTGCGATATGTGGGGCTCTTGTTGCCGACATATTTGGCTGGTCGTGTTGGAACAAATTTACCTCGAGCAAATCTACTCATGGCCTTATATTTCTTGCTTCAAAATTTTGCTGTGTAAAGGGTAGACTGTATCCCAATGCGCTGGTAGCCTGTCTATTGTTATTCAACACTTCAGCAACTACTCTGCTGAGTTGAACATCTGTTAAACCTTTTAGAGTGTCTATTACAACAAATGGTTTGACATTTTCAAATTTAGCCTGTGTTAAAATACTGATAGCAGTGGATCTTGCAGCATCTATCTCAAATCCACGTTTTGTAAAAAATCCCACTACTGCATCTATCTCGCTTGCAGCAAACGATATTTGTGATAAAAAATAATTGTCAAAGAAAGTTTTTACAGCAGCACTGCTGTCATTGACCACTGTGGTTGATCCAGGTAAACTACTCATGCTAAATTCCTTGGGGTTGCTTTGGTACTGGCTGTGATACTAGCAGGTTGAGGTATCACAATCTTACTCAATCCTCCACTGCGTTGTAGTTCAGTGTCTACACTGGCATTACCGATAGTATTGGTCAATGTGCGATTTATAATACGTTGTCCTTCTGCATCAAGTCCACGTTGTGTAGTGGTTTTGGCATTTTGATAACTGTTAACTGTTTTTACTGCATTTGCATAGGCGTCTGGTCCAGGTTGGAAAAACTTTTTGTCGCCAACTTGTTCCAACGGCAAACCTGGACCAACTTTAGTGGGACTAGGAGTTTTGTCATAATGTTGTAATGCAAAACCCAATGGATCACCTTCTGTTACTTTACCGTTGCCAAAATACAATCCTTCGTATTCTAAAATCATTGTGATCTCTTGAGGTTGTCCTGAGCCATAATCCACAGTGTCAAACTGCCACGATTTGATAATAGGATTAACCATGGTGTAACTTACATACTGTTGTTTGGCCATTTGATACAGAACAATATTTTTAAAAAACGGTTTAGTACTGCCGTTGTCCAGTCCGTATTTGTAACTATTGGCTATGCCATTTTTCATAGCATTTCTTGCATAACTACCAATGGCAAAAGATGTACCAGGTGTTGCATAGTAATAGGAATAGTAATTTTGCCACAGTCTGTGCATGGTACCGTAATTGTCATCATGAAATTTCAACGTAACTGGCTGAAACGTTTGTTTTGTCTGTACTTGTTTTATTCTGTTATACTGGTTAACAGTTTCAACATTAATAGTAAATCCAGGCAGTGTTGCATTTTTTACCAACAGATTAATTTCGTTGGGGTTTTGCAACAGCATTGACGGCAGTGCATAGGCCAATGGATTAATTTGAAGATTGACATGAAATAGGTGTTTGTGTTTAGGTGCTAGTCTAAACGTGTCATCAGAGAATGTTCTTGCTGCATGTTGTGCATCACGAAGATTAGTCGATGTTGTGTTGGTGAAAAATCCATTTATCTTGTTTGCCATAATATTATTTATGTCGTAAAAAAAGGCCGATAAAATCGACCTTTTCTGTTGCTAGTAATATTACGCAGCAGCGCCACCACCTGTGGCAATAGCACCATTGGTTCTTGCATAAATTCCCTGAACACCAATACCTGAACTGGCTGCGCCGGTCTGTACAGCATTGTCAAATTTCAGTGTCATCTGAATAGTCATTGCTTCATTAGACCCATAGTTCATTTCTTGATAGTTGACGTTTTCAATGTAGCAACCATACAATTCCCATCTTTCAAGGACAATTGCTTCGTTGCCACCGTTGCCGCCGTCCAGCATTTCAAAACTGGTAGTAAACTTGTAATCTACACCAGACGCAGCACTTGACATTTCAAAAAAGTCAAACTGTTTCTGCACTT